GCTGACCCCTGTTAATTCAGAAAAAAGAAAGGTAGAAAGAAATAGAAAATTTTGATACGTAGCCAGTGTAATGTTTAAGCTTCACGTATAAAAGCAGAAAAATATTAGAGTAAAATTAACGTATTTACAACGGGTGATGTGTCAAGATATTGATCAGGCCAGGCAGGGTATAATCCCTCTCCAGTCGTTGGATCAACTATGAGATTATATATTAAATATGGAACATTAAAAAGAGTTCCGAATCTTGAATCATCACCAAATGAAAAGAAAACATTAAAAACAGAAGTTCCAGCTTCTGGTTTATCAAAATATATAAAAAGTGTTCCCATGTCGTTTGCATCAGCCGAATCGAATTCAGAAGCTTGAGTATTGATTAGAGACAAATATCTAGAAGTAAAAGGTACAGAAAATTCTGCAGTCCTATTTATACTATTAGAATATGTGACTGGTAATCGCGTTCCAGTCGCGTTGGACTGGTACGTTGTAGCTGTGATTCCATTGACATCATAATTGAAACGAGGTGTGGGTGTGTAAAATTGGTTTCCAACAACAGAATTGCTGTTAACCTGAGATTCTACTGGTGGTTGGTAAAAAACTGAAAATTGTGAAAAAACAGAATTTTGATTATCCATCATAAGTTTAAAGTTGATCGAGCCTTTAAACTGCCGGTACAATGATTGATAATGTGCCCATAATTGAGGTATGGGCGGATATTCAGTAGCAGAAAAACTCGAACCAATGCCTGAATATCCAAATAGATCACGTATGCGTATAACACGCACATATCCATTTTTGTCAGCTGGCGCAGGAGTAACAATATTGTGTGTATACATATGATATTTCTTCATAAGTTTACGAATATCATTAATTCTGCGTTGGCCAACATCAATTCTATGTGCAGTGTCTGTGGTCGGAGCAATAATATTGTCCGAACTCATATTTACATTAGACATAGGCGTGATCAATGGTTGCGCTGCTGATTGCAACCTATTGCGAATGAATGTTCGGGTGGGAGGCATTGAAACAATTTCAATGTCTGAGTCATATTCAATTTCTTGAACGACTCGCTGTTTTATGCTTGGTATCACCTCACTAGTTGGAAAACGATGAGGCAATACTTGATTTCCCATAGACAGAGAATTCAGTGTGAAATCATCAGCACCTGCAATAAAAATATTGAAGGTGATAATGGTTGGGCTATTATTTGGTGAAACAAGATTATTCAAAACACTTATATTAATCATACCTAATGAATTGCGTGATGTTGGCACGTTACTCGTAGGAATGAATAATTCAGGCGTTATTGATACATAAGGAACTGTAAATTCATATGTATTTGAACCTTGGTTCACCTCAAAAGCTTCTCCATATTGTGATGAAGTAGACACTAAAAGTCCAGGGGTTGCCGGTGAAAATTCGCCGTAATTGAGAGATGTAAAAATTTTAGCCGTTTGCATTGATGTTGAAACAACCTGTATCTTGTATGTCAAACCGCCTTTCCAAAAGGCATACGGTTGACACAAATATTGCAGTAAAGGAACCTGATAAGGGTTCACTATATCCACAAAATTTGGACACGGGTTCATTGGGAAACTAGCTAAAATGTCTCCAGGGTTGTTTGCTGTTTTCAAGTTAAACGACCCCAAATACGTATACTTCTTCTTAATCACGTCGAAATCCATCTCATCTTGCACAGTAGCAAACGTGTCAGATGTAGCCTCAGATGTTTTTGAGGGATCAACACACAGCTTATCGATATATTCAATACCTTCACCAAAATTCATTCGCTGAGTAGTCAACAGCTTGTTCGATTTTTCAACCCCGGGATCAACAGGGTTATCCATTCCAAAAATGGATGACGCAAGATCAATTGCATCACCAATAACGTTATCAGGTTCCAGAGCCTTCATAAAGCCGTTCAAAACACGACTACTCGACTGAAGTCTGGGTCTCAGTACTCTAGCCACACCAGTGCGGCGAGGTACTTTGAATTCATTATTTACAAATTGAGAAAAGATGCTGATTGCAACATTGTCAGGCGTACCGGTAGACAATGCAAGTTGGTTAAATACGACAACATAAATATAACCTAATGTGTTCACTATAGAATTAGTGGTCAAATCAGATATATTTAAGTACGCTTGGACACTATTAAAAGAAATGTCCATTTCAGCTGACGTATTGGCGTTTGCAAACAAATAAACGGCTTGGTTAACGGATAGCGAAGAAAAGTTTCTGAGTATATTGGATTCAATAAACGTGGGATCAGTGAGTGGCACAAAAAATGCCACAGCACAACCCTGCGTTAAAGGAGATCCAATCACCTGAAACTTAACTTTTACCTCTCCATTCCAAAACGTAAAGTTATTAAACGGTGCTTCAGTTAGTCCATTAACTATCAGATCCTGCGGGACCCTAAGTTTCGTTAATACAGTGTGAGAAGGTGAAGTTGACGGCCAGGGCAAACTCTCTATGTAAGAGAATCGCTCTAACATCTTCGTGAGATTCCATGGTGTTTCTTGTATGATATTGTCACGTATCATATGTTTCTTAGACTGATCTCGCTCAGTCTGGGCGGTATCAGTCCTAGTTGTAAGACGTATACCTTGCGATGTTGTTTGGTTGAGATCAAATTGTTCGCTCATCGTGGTTTCGTGTGTGATCGTTTTATGGGGCCTTCATATTAAGAATTATACCCATTTGAGAAACTATCACTAAAAACTCATTGTAGTAAGGTTACGCACTCTAGCATCATCCCTCATTTCAAATTTTCAAATATCGACATCCTTCATGGACAATCATTGATTACTATTTCGACAATCACGTCTGTATAGCCTACTAAATGACTCGTACACTATATATGTCAACATGTGATATGAAAATTAAATGGATTAATGGTCAGCTAGTTCATGCAGAAAATCTCCAATTAATGGTTTCTCTAATCTTCGAAAAATTAGAAAAACCAAAAATCAACTTATACTCTAACTAAGGTTCAAGAGAGAACCGTAGTCGTCACTAGAGTATAACTCTTTCAAGGCAGTTGGTGATAAATATTTTATGGTAAGGTCAATTTCATGTTCCGTTAGGAAACTCTTGATTCTATCCATATATCTCGAATATTTGTCGTAATGCAAAAATGCTTCACGTTGAAAATTCAAAATTTTTACAACACACAACTCCTCCTCGCGCAATTCATCAGAAATATAATTCAATGTACTCGTCATGGATTTCTCCTCAAGAGGAGCGACCCATCGTCCAAAAGTAGGATGTACAAGAAAAGATCTCTTCAAAAATGACACAGCAGTTAGCGCGACGTAACTGTTAGTCTCATCCCATGGTTTCTTATCTGCAGTAGTGAAATCTAATCCAATAGATCTAACTATACCTGCAAATTCAACTGGGGCCATGATAGGTCTGAAAGCATCAGACACCACCATCAATTTGTCGTCTCCGTACACATAATCATCAACATTATTCAAAAACTCGTCAATCCGTGGTTTTCGTTGCAATTGCTTGCAACGGATCCCATACACATACAATGTTACCATTTTATGTATGACAGAGTTGTAGAACGCAGTTATTCCCATACCAGATGGTAGGTTATGTGTCGTTATAATCACTAAATCGAGGAGAATTATAGGAGTTGATATGATCAACTCTAATAACTCATCAATTATGTGATTAACATCCTCTAAGGTATATTGAGTACCAAGGAGGTCATTGAGTCCTTTCCGAAATAAACTAACATTTACAGTGGATTTAAGCATCCTATTACATGCTCTCTGAAGAGAAGCATGCATCCGCTTATCCCACCATTTAAAGTCCCCTGGACAAATGTTTTTCCCAGATCTTTTTAGAATGCGTCTAGCAAACACATCCCAATCTTTTCCAAGAGGGTTTATTCCGATCATTATTCCGTTTGTAAATTTGTTTTCGTACACAAAGCTCATCAAAGAACCAAATAGCAATCGATAGAACAAGGTGAGTATTAGAGGTCCAGCTTGGAACACTCTTGGTGGTTTTGGTTTCCCATCCACTACATCACGCAATTCCATTTTCAAAGTTGAAGCATAATACACATCAAATGCAAATTCATCTTTGACAATGGAGTCACACATCGATTTCATTTTGTCCTTCATCTTTGTTCGTACTGTTCCTGTTTCGTAGTCCAAATAATCACTTTTTTCACCCGGGTGATCCACACCGGGTGATGTCGAGGGATCAATCCTGTTAAGGATATCATTTCCCAGCACCAATTCACGTTCGCTCAAACATGTATATTTAAAATTCTCCAGCTGGAGAGATTCATATATACCAGATTCTGCAAATGCTACTGTTTCCAAATCGCAAATAGGAATCGTATCAAAAGATCCGTCCGATAACTCTTTCATTATCTTAGGATTTTCGATCTTGGCTGGTTCTCTCTCAATAGGAAAAACACCATGCACCAATGAAGGTACAATAGTATTTTTCCCAGATGCGTAATGATTACTCTTTCGAGTTAACATTACACCAGAGAAATCAGGTTTCGAAATCTCCTTGGTTTCAAGCACAAAACCAACAGGTTTTTCAACTATCGTCAACAAGTTCTTTAAAACCTGAGAAGATACCAATTTTGCTACTCCTATGCATTTTTCAACACCATTCTCCTCTATGGTCGCTCCAAGTATATGCATACCAAGCAACATCCCGTCACCATTTACAATCCAACTTCCACATAAACCATCATGTTCAATATCGTATGATAAATCATCCTCTTTTACATAATTACAATAGCTTCCACTATAATAACTAGAAGAAAAAGACGACTGTTTCACACGTTCATTCATATCTACAACTCCAGCTGGAGTTATAAAATACAAACTACGATTGTTAGATTGCATTGTGATGTTTATTTTTTGAAAGTACTTTGGCGCACTCCTTGGCAATTGCAAAATCGCCATATCACACTCTCTTGAGAAATCAATCA